TGGAGTTTGCTGGTGTTGTTCTGGGTCATAAAGCGGCACCTCCTGTTGGTTTCTGTCTATACTATACACCAAAAGGTGTATAATGTCAAGCAAAAAATGCAGCCCATCAAAAAATCTTGAGGGCTGCACTTTTTATGTAGTACGGTTTCGCAGACGGTCTGCCATCTCAGCCAACAGGGCCACATCCTGCGCCGCCAGGCCTGTCACATTTACGCTGTCCAAACTCTCAACGCCCAGCAGGTAGTCCGTGGAAACGGAGAACACCTTGGCCAGTTCGACAAGGCACGCCGGTGACGGCATGGAGAGCCCCTGCTCCCAAGAGTTTACACCGTTTCTGGTTACACCCAGCCGCCGGGCAAGCTCCGCCTGTGTCCAGCCTCTTGCCTCCCGCAACTTTTTGATCTTTTCAGCGGTCATCTGGCATCACCTCCTCAATGCAAATTATAGTTTGCAGAAATGATATGTCATTATCATTAAAGGCTCTAACACTTGACACGCAAAGGGTACAGCAATATAATTGCCTTGTAAAAGTCAAGAATAAATAAGCAAAGCGGAGGTAATCTTGTGAAAAGGTTTTTTGTCGGTCTTGGCCGATTTTTGAGAAAGTTCTGCGGCATCATCTTTGCCGTTGCGGCGGGTATCTATGTATGCGTGGCCATCTTTGAGCCGGAGCTCAGAGCGCCCATGGTTGTGGCCACGGTGATCTGCGCTTGTTTGGCGTGGCTGTTGCTGAGAAAGAAAAAGCCCGCAGCCGCACCCATCGCATCAGATCAGCCCACGGGGAGCATCAACGTTTCTTTTGTGCCGCAGGATGTGCCGGAGGATATTTTGCGGGATATGAGAAAAACATACACAAAGGCCCAGGCCATCCGGGATGCAGAAATTATGCGTGAGAGTTTTCTGCTGGCGCAACGCACCTTGGATTTTGATGTATTTTTTATGCGTGCAGAGCTGTCCATGCAAAAGGCCTTTACTCTTTTGCAAGCGGAGCAAGCCAAGTGCAAAGGAGTGGCCGCACTCAATCTTTCAAAGGGAGCCCGTAGTGTAATAGAAACAAATACGGCATTGAAAATTGATTTTCTGGACCGTGCAGTTGATGCGGAAATCAAGGCCGCTGTAAAACTCAAAACACCAAAGAGCCAAAGCAAAAGACTTGAGGCTTTTCTTAATAAGTTATCAGTTTATGAAGATGAATTTTGTGTTATTGAGGAAAATTACAACAGCGCAGTTGCGAAAGTGAAAAACATGATAGCACAAATAGAAAAAGCCGGAGAGGTGTGACCCTCTCCGGCTTTTCTCATACTCTGAATATTTCTTTAAGCAGTTGCTCCAGCTCACGCTCAATCACAGCAGGTGCAATGCGGGCCAATTTCTGCTCAGAGGCAGTGAGGAAATATTTGCCCTCTACCCACGATTTTTTAAGCGTTTTACCAATGGCCGGGACAAAGCGGCCAGGCTCTTGCACATGGCCATACTCTACATAACTGGCATACTTTACCGGGTTGATGATCTCCACGGTGTACTCATTGCCATTTTTGGAGATGGGCAGGGAGTTTGCATACTCCTTGGCTTTGCCCAGGCTATTCCAGTTGCCAGCCTCAGCCTCCTCATGGGTCTTTGCAGTCCAGCCACGGCGCAGTGTTCCGCCTTTTTTGCCGCTCTCTTTGTTGTAGTGGCCAAGAGGCGTTACCGGGATAACAAGAGCAAGCAGCTTGGCCGCCAGCTCTTTTGACACCTCCCGGCAAAACCTCTCCATATCAGCGCTTTGGAGCTTGGATATGTTATCACGGAGCTGCTGGAGTTGCTTATAATCCGCTCTGCCCCATCTGGCCATAGTTATTTACTCCTTTTTCTGCAACTGCATGATGGCCTCTTTCAGTTTATCAAAGCCAAACATTGCGGCGTAGGCCACGAAAAAGCCCAACACGATGGTGGCAGCTACCATGTACCAGACCACCGTGATGCTTTTGATCTGGCAGTACGCAAAGAACGCCGCCAGGGTCAGCAACAGGGCCACCAGCGTGGCCAGGATGTTGGTGGGCAGCTTGTCCCAGGTGAGCTTTTTGAGCACCTGCACAATGATGTTGGTGATGACCACCAACACACCCACGATGCTGAGAATAAGGGACCAGTCAAAAATGTGTTCCATGTTCTTTTTCTCCTCTCTTATTTAGCCGGGATTTTGAAAACCTGCCCGGCGTAGATGGTGCTGGACTTGAGCCCATTGAGCTCCATAATCTCCTTGTAACGGTTGCCGTTGCCAAGGTATTTTTGGGCAATACCCCAGAGGGTGTCACCCCTCACCACCTTGTGGGTCCGCAGCTCTGCCGCAGGAGCGGTGGAGATGTCGGCCAAGTCCACCCAGCCATAGACAGTGGAGCCGCCACCGGAGGTGCGGATGAGGTGCACAGGGTGCTTGCCGTTCTTGGCCAGCGCTGTGACCTTGGCCCTGCCAGGCTTGCAGCTCTTGGGGTTGGTGCTGTTGGAGCTCACAAAGTGCTTGGTGCCTTTGAAATCCACCTCAGTGCCGATGTCCGGCAGCGTGGTGGCCACCGCAGATGCGCCGGTGCTGGGCTTGGCAGGAGCGGTGGAGGCATACTTGCTGTAATACTTCTCACCGTAGCTGGCACGCTTGGCCTTGGCGCTGGTGCTCTGGTCGGCGGGGTTTTCATAGCTCACCATAAAGGCGTTGGATGCCTCCTGCACAGATGTGGCCGCTTTCAGCGTGGCCATCACCTTGGAGTAGCCCTGGAGCTCATCCCACATAAAGGCCAACTGAGTGGCCAGATCAGCAATGGACTTTTTGGCTGCCTGGGCGTACTTGAGCAGCGCCGCCTTGCGGGTGTGATAGGTCCACTGACACAGGCCATATCCGGCGCTGTCATTGGCAAAATTGGAATAGCTGCCATTGTCCACAGCGGCGGTGTAGGTTGCATCCGTATGGCCCAGGGATTTCTCATAGCTATTCTGGAGGTTGTTGGAGCGCAGCCCACTCTCCGCATAGATGTTGCCCATGATACCGGCCACAGCAAAGTCATTGAGGCCCTTGCCCTTGAGAAAATCCCAGATGGTCTTTTCATCGGCAGCAGAGCCGGTGCTTGCAGTGCCGGTCACCTTGACGGTGGGGGCGGTGTTCACCTCATCAGCGTAGTCCACCCAAGGCAGCTTGCCATGCTTGGTCCAGGTGCGGGCATTATAGCCGGGCTTTGCGCCCATGTTGGCCACAGCGGTGATCTGCACCTTGTTCTCCCATATGGGGGTGCACTCCACCGCCAGACCGTCACCGATGTAGATGCCGATGTGGCCGGAGCACCAGACCGCCTCACCCAGCGTGATGCTGGAGAAATCGGTGGTCACGCCGGTGCACACCTTGATGGTCTGGTCAGCGCCGATGTCCTGCACGCCGTTGGAGGCGTACTTTGCGCCGCCGTAGGTTGCGCTGGGGTTGCCGCTCCAGCCCCACAGGATGCCCTTGATAAGACACACACAGTCAAAGCCGTACACAGGGGGGCTCTGATTGGCGGCGGCCTTAATCATGGCCGTGCGGTCAGCAGCTTTGTTGTAGGTATGATTGGAACAGTAGCGGGTGACATTTCCGCCGGTCAGCGGCGCACCAAAACAGCCCATCACATACAGGGTCTTGTGATTTTTTGCAATGTCCACGGCCTTGTCAACCAAGGCCCGTGCTTTCATTTTTGCCATTTGGGTCCTCCTTAGTCTTTGAGTACAATTTCCGCAATGCGGAGGGCGGTGTCCGCCCCGTATTTATCCGCAAAACGGTTGATGAAACGCTGGGCGTATTTGGCCCGGTTTTCGTTTTTGGATTTCCAGTAGTAAAAACCGCCCCACGCCCCGTCCGTCACAAAGGATGTACCGGCCAGCACAGCTATGGCGTTGACATCGTGATCTGTCAGCGTGCCAATAATGGTGACCAGGCAAAGCAGGACGGAGAGGCAGATGTGCAGCACAAGCATTTTCTTGGAAAACTCCATCCTGCTCACCCTCCTCAATACAAGGCGTGGACACCCTGCTCCGTCAAAAAGTCTTTCTGCTCATGCTTGACTTTGCGGGCGTATTCCAGGGCGGCCTCCATCTCACCGTTGCAGTGGCCATTTTTCAACGCCTCTGCTGTGGCCTCACCCAGTGCAATGGCTGCGCCGGTGCTGCGGATAATCAGCACCTCATTTTTCTCACGGGCTTTCTCCCTGGCCTCTTGGGCCTCCTCACGCTTAATGATGCGCCGCTGAAGTTTCCAGGAGCAGAAAGCCGTGATTGCAGTGGGGATGCCCAGCAGGGTGATGAGCCCTGCAAGGGTAATTTCTATCACCATGTGTTTTGATCTCCTTTACACGCATAGATGCACAGAGGGCGCACCGCATAAAGCCGTGCGCCCTCTATGTTTTGGTGGTGTTAGACCTCCACCTCAAGGTCTGCCAGGATTTCCACCACCTGGGGTCTGATAAGAGCCGGCACCTGGTCCAGCGTCTTGCGGCCCTTGATGATAAGGGTAGCGTAAACAACAGCCATGACCTCTACCTCCTTTCTCAACAGGATTTTGAGCACCCACTCCTTGAGCTTACACATTGGCACGCTCCTCCAGGATGGCCTCAACCTCCGGGCGGAGGCTGGCGGGTACATCATCAATGGTCTTGAGCCCCTTTTCGATGAGATCAGCATATACCTTGGCCATTATGCGTCACCTCCCACCAGGAGCTCATATACATCACAGAGAGCAAGCTGCGTGTCCGTCAACTGCTCCTCTGTGGCCTGGAGCCTATTCTGCAAAGCGGCGTTTTCCTCCGCTTGCGCCAGGATGTACTCATCCTTGGTGTACTGGACCATGTTAAACTCATAGCCCACAAACTCCATGTCAGTGCCCTCATTTTCGGTGACAGGGGTGATGTTGGTGTGTTTCCACACACTCAGCTCATCCGTCACCATAGGCTGGGGGCAGACCGTGCTCCTCACTCGTCCATGGTCGATCATGTCACAATACCTGCCTTTCCTTTTACATGTTGGATGTAAAATTGCTCCGCATACGGTTGTATGGGAGCAATGTACTTTTGGGCCAGCCGGTAGCCGTCGCACCAGATCAGCCAGCCCTTGTATGAATTGATGGCGCACCACTCTGAAAAGGTCATCTCAATATGCTGCCGGATTTTCCGGGCAATGTTCAGCATCTTGCGCTTGAATTGCTGGCAGGTGGATTTCCTCAGCAGAGTGTAGTCTTGAAAAAACCGATAACCAACAAAGTCAAGGCCCCGGACAAAGGTGGGGAACACCTGCCAGTTGGCTTTGATGGTGAGGTGGAGCTCCCGCTCCAGATAGTCACGGACCTCCAGGAAAATGGCATGCAGGTCCTCCTTGTTATCGGCAAAGATGCAGATGTCATCCATGTAGCGGAAATAGTGCTTGACCCTCTTGACCTCCTTTATCCAGTGGTCAAAAGAGGACAGATAGAAATTGCCCGCATACTGTGAGAAGTAATTGCCAATAGGTATGCCCACATTGCCCGGCGTGCTGTCAATGATCTCATCCAGCAGCCAGAGCAGGTCCGGGTCTTTGAACAGGCGGCGCAGCTTTTGCTTGAGCACCGTGTGGTCAATGGATGGGTAGTATTTGCTCACATCCAGCTTGAGGCAATACTGCATGCCCTTGGGGTCCTTTTTGATGGCCGCATGGATATGCTTTACCGCCTGGTGGATGCCTCTGCCGGGTATGGCAGAATAGGTGCAGGACATGAGCTGCTTGAGGAGGTAGGGCTCTATGATCTGGATGAGAGCCCACTGGCAGATGCGGTCCGGGTAGTACGGCAGCTTGTATATCTGCCGGTCCTTGCGGCCCTCACGCCGCATGAATACGATGTATTCAGAGGTGTCATAGGTTTTGTTGAGCAGCATGTTGCGGAGAGCCGTGAGGTATTCCTCCTCATGCTCAGATACCTCCTTGATCTCCGCATACCATGACTTGCCCTTTCTTGCATTTTTGTGAGCCAGTCGCAGATTTTCCATAGAGCAGACCTGCTCAAAAAGATGCCCGTATCTTTTCATGGGGTTATGTCCTTTCGGTGTATGCAACTTCCTGGGCTTTCGAGCGTTGCCGCCTACCAGCACAGGTCATTTGTTGTGGTGTTTTGCCAAGAGGCAGGGCAAGTGCGTCCACGGTAATAATATCTTTATCATTTTGCATGCACTGGGTGGCCGCCGATGTTCCGATTGCGATTAGCAGGAGTGTTGTTCACATTCCAGTTGAAAGGACCCGCATTGCTGCCATTGTTCCAATTCCCGCCAAGTAGAGCAACAGCAAAGGAGCAAAGCCGCAAAGCTGCAATTTGGTTTTAATCGGCGCACACTTGCCCAAAATATTCAATTAGTTGTTAGGCCTGGGGGATATACACCGGGCGGCCGCCGAAGTCCCGACCGCGAGCAGCAGGAGTGTGGTACACAGCCCAGTAGAAAGGACCCGCAGCGCTGCCATCGATCCAATACCCGCCAAGTAGAGCAACCATCACATCTGCATAGGTGTAATTCTGATAGAAATAATCACCCACAGGGACGGAGCTGTTGCCCGCCACCTCAGTGGTCACAAACAGCCAGTCAAAGGGCTCATTGTAACCAAAGGCGGAGATGTAACCGTTGGCCTTGGCCAGAGTGAGGCCGGTGTCCATGTAGTGGCCATCCATCTTGCGGTCCGCAAAATCATGGTCAGCCACATAGAGCTTGTGGATGCCGTTGGCGTTGATGTTCATACCATCCACCCAGCCCCAGATGTTGCCCCAGAGGTTTTCCTCACCACGATAGGTGACAAACTGGATGCCGTTGGTGTTGACAGCAGTGCCGGAGGCGTTGCCAAGGTTGGTGGTCGCACCAGAGGGCTCCGCCATGTTGCTGGCTCCGTCATCGGCCTTGTTGACAGCGCCGGAGCCAATGGCGGTCTGCATGTTCAGAGTGGCATACTCAATGAGCATGAGCATCTGGGTGGCAGAGGCCGTGGCACAATACATCTGCTCCCAACCAGCGCCACGGTTGTGGGCCAAGGCTCTGGTGTTGGCACGGGTCAAATTCTGCGTCAAGCCAGAGATGGGCTTGGCGTTGGCGATACTGGCCAGCATGTCATCGGAGAAGTCCGCCACCTGTGCATCATCCAGGATGTAGGCACCGGCAGAGGCATCATACAGGGAGGCCTCATAGGCGGACAGGTAAATCTTGTCCTTTTCCACGCCATTCACGATGAAAGCGGGGTGCAGCTTAAAGCCGGTGTGGGGAGTATCGCTGACATAATAGCGGGCCTTTCTCATGTGCCAGCCATCGCCGTCTGCGATCTTTTCAACCTCCAGAGGCACCACCTTGTAGTAGAAACGGGGCTGCTCCACCATGACCTGCACGATGGTGCCCGCATTGTAGGTGACTGCGGCCTCACCCTCACCCAGAGTGACGGCCATGGTCAGCTTGCCGGTTTCAGAGTAGCCCACATCACCGTGGTAGGCCACCACCACACCATCATTGGTGAGGTTGCAGCGCTTACGGCCACCAAAGGCCTTGACCGCATCAAAGGCGGCACCGGCGGTCTTGCCCACGGCACCGGCCAGACGGGTGAAAGCCTTGTTTTTGAGGTCTACCTCAACACCAAAGATGGTGTCATCCGTGTAGCCAATAAAGGCTTGCAGATCAGAGATTTGCTCCTGCAAGCTCTGGATGTCCGCAATGGTTGCGGTGGCCGCAGGATTGACCACCAGGCTCACATTGTCCGCATTGGACACGCTGGTGGTCAGATTGATATAAATGCCGGAAACGGTCACGCCGTTATAGGCCGGGACATAGCCCGCCACAGCAGCGCCGGAAACACCATAGAGGATTTCTCCCAGGTCGGGGTCCACGGCGTACAGGCCGATGGAGTTGAGGGTGTAGCCCTCCGTGATCTTGGTGTTGTCAATGGCCGCCTCAATCTTGACGGCGGCGGTGCTGAGTTTGGTGACACGGGATACCTCCACCGTCTGCTTGACGGAGCCCAGGGCGGTCAAGGCGGGGATGTTACCGTCAGCGTAGCTCTGAGAGCTCAGAGCCACCTTGGTGAACGCCACGCCGGAGGAGCCCGCAATAATCTTGGAGATGAGATTGCGGCCCCGGTCAGTCAAAATCATTGTTCTAAACTGTGCCATTTTGAAAACTTCCTTTCTTAGTCAGTGATCTCAATGTGGTCCGCCATAACAAGCCCAGCCGCCAGCACTGCGGGCATCTCCAGAGAGATGTTTTGGTTGCCGCTGTCAGATATGTAGAGGCAGTCACACAGCACCAGGCCAGTGGCCACATTGTGCGGGCTGTCCACATTGCAGTTGATGGTGTTTTGAGAGTTGACCAAAATGTTGGAGGGGATGATGCCCTGCTCCAACAGGTTTTTGATGCTCTCCACCTGGCCATCCTTGTCCCACTGGGTGAGGATGTCAAGCGTGTAGCCATCCCGGACTTTAGCCTCATAAGGCAGACCCTCCGCAACAGCAGCAAGCCACTGCCGGAGCCAGATGATGGTGTACGGCAATTCCAAGTTCCACATGGACTTGATGCGGACCTTTCTGGCCTCCAGCGTGTCAGTGCCCTTGGGGCGGATGCGGAGCTCCTGCTCCCAGACGGACACACCGGCGCTGTCTGCGGTGTCCAAAAACTGATTGGCCATGAGCCGGTCCAGAGCGTCCCACGCTGCGGAGATTTCCGGCTCATTGGCCATGTTAATTGCTTGAAACTCCAGCACCTCTCTGAGCACGGGCGGGAGATAATTGAGGAGCTGCCTATCCATTGACAGCCCCCCTCACAGGGATGCTGTCTGCATCCAGAGCAAGGTTTTGGGCCGCCCCGTTGATCTTGGTGTTGGAGATGTCATTGACCACAGCGGAACACTCAGCCAAAATGCGGCTCTCAATCTGAGAGATACGCACCGTCAAGTGATCTGTGGTGGCCCAGCTCTCCGCCAGCTCTGCAAAGTAGCCATCAATGGTGGCCTCCACATAGCTCTTGGCGGCCTCCCAATCCCAGCCCGCCTCATAAGAGAGGGTAAAGGAGAGGTTGACCGTTTCAGCATTTACGCCCACCACACTGACAACATGGCCAATGGGTGCCAAGCCAAGGCCCTCCCCGGAGTTTTGGGTGGGGTCAACGGTGGTCTGGATTTCATCCAGCAGCGTGTCAGACGGCACCGCATTGTTGGATGCCAGGATAACAAGCCGCACGGTGCCGCCAACAGTGAGTTTGCGGTTGAGGGCGGCTGTGTATATGGCCGTCAGCCAAGCGGCCACAGGGGCGCTCAGAGAGCCCACAGCGGCCTCATACCATGCAGTGACCTCATCATTGGGGATGAGGCTTGCCGGGGAAATATCCCCATTCCAGACGGGATGCACCTTGACTGCGCCAACACCTGCGATGGCCCGCACCTTTTCGGTATAGTCAACCTGGTTGCCGCCAAAAGCCTGGGACTGGAAACTGTCAAGCACACGCTGGCGGAAAATCTCAGTGTCCTCCGGGTCATCTCCGGGGATAAGCAGCTCCACCAGCTCTGCCAGCGTCAAGCCGTCCACATACTCCACAGGGATGAGCAGACCGGCATAGTTGTTGGCGGCAGCGCCTACCGTTTCACAGGTGACCATGTGGCTGAGGCGGTCCGCTGTGTCGGTGTCATGGGTTGTGCGTCCAGTCACCACAAAGTTGAGATCATCACAGGAGAAACGGGTCCCCTCCGGCACCTCAATGTTGAACACCGCCCGGAACACAGCAGCGGTGGCCGGGTAGGGGCTCATGTTGCGGTCACTGGCCCGCTGGATAAGATACTCACGGGGAGCCGTGAGCAGATATGTGGCCTGGAAAACGAAGTCAAGCCCAATGTAAAGCTGGGCCAGCTCCGCCATGGACGGGGCCACGCCATTCATAACCATGGAGCCCTCCCGCTTGTCGATGGTGGGGGACACCCTGGCCAGAGCGCTTTGCAAAAGCGCCTCATAGGTCATGTTTTCATACATGGTTAAATCTCAACCTCCTTTGTGACCTCCACCTCACCATAAATGGTGTAAACGGTGAAATGCGCCAGGACCCATTTTTTGCCCGTTTCAAAGCTCCAATCATCCACAGCAGTGATGCGGTCATCCTGCATCAAAGCCTCCGTGATGCGGCGCTTTGCCTCACTCATGGCGTAATCTTTGGGCTGGCCTATCAGATCAGCAAGCTCCACGCCATAGTTGTGGGAATAGATGGGGTACACATAGCGCTCCACATTCAAGATGAGATATACCGCCTGGATGAGCGCATCCTGGTTGTCAGTCATGCCGCTCACCCTGTTGCGGTCAATGTCCAGCTTGTGGGTATAGCTGGGCTGCTCCTCCATCGTGAAGTTGATGAGGTCAATGTTTTCTCCAGTTGTCGGTAAAGTAGCCATTAGCTCAACGCCTCCCATCTGTCCAGGACAATGAATTTTTGCCCGCCGTCACAGCGGAGCAGGATGACCTTTTCCCCGGTCTTGAGGCCAAGGTGCACCTTAAACTTTTTGCGGCCAGTGTAGCCGTGCCGGTGGGATGCAAAGGAGGCATCCCCGGAGCCGCCGCTGGCCGCATCGGTTGTGTGGTCCACGGTCATCTCAACAGAGAAATCCCGCACATTGTTGGTGAGGATGAGCTGGGCAGCCGTCAAGGTTTTTTTCTGGTCCACCATGATCTTGAGCGGAGAGGCGGAGGTCACGGTGCCAAAGCAGACACTCATGGGATTGCCCGCCAGGACGGCCTCCACAGCCGCCCGCTTTACCAAACGGACCAGCTCATTGGCATCAAGTGACAAATGTACCACCTCGCATCTTGAGCTCCATGAGGTGCTGCCCATCCTTGAAAGAGTGTTTTACCTGCTCCACCATGAGAAAATTGGACACATTGATGTCACCCAGACCAAGCATGACCACCAGCAGGGTGCCCGCCCTTACCCGGACATCACCAAGGACATCTTGCAGCTTGAGCGTGCGGGTCTTGGTGTTGTAGAGGCTGAGGAGGGCATCCGCCATGGCCTTGGCATTGGTGGCGTTGTCCAGTTTCTCATAGTATTGCAGCACACCCCACTGGTTGATGCTGGAGCCGTCCTGTGCAATGTAGATTTCACGCACGCCGGTGTCCTTGTTCTCATAGGCCAGCTTGATCTTGTCATAGGTCTGGGATGCAATGGAGCTTTTATAGTCATAATCACCGGCGGTGTCCTCATCAATGAGTAGGCCCAATTTCATGCTGCCAATGTTCTTGAGGGTCAGCTTGCCAACTGCATCATAGAGCACATACATCTGCTTGGTGGCCTTGAGGGTTTCATCCAAAGCATTTTGGATGATGTCAAAGAGGGTTTGGTTGTCCTCCACCCGGCTGGCGATCTTGTAGCCGGTGTCCTCCAGACCACCAACATTGAGCTGGAAGTCCTCCGCAATCATGCGGATAACCTCCGCCGCCGTCTTGTTGGAATACACATAGGTGTCCTTGTTTTTGAGATAGTAGAGCTGGTCATACACCGTGCACTTGATGACATTCGGGTTGCTGCCCTTGCGGGATTTCTCAAAAACAAAGCCATAAAACATGGGGGTGCCGTCCACGGAAAAGCGGCAGGGGTCCCCCTCTTGAAAGCTGAGGCCGTCCGTCTTGACCACCTCAAAGGTGAGCTTGCCGGGCTGGCCCTGGCGTTCCCATTCGATGGTCACACCCTCAACCACCGGCGGGTACATGATCTTGGTCCCGTGTTGTATCAGCAGCTCATAACTCATGGGATGGTGAACACCTGCCCCACATAGATGAGGTTGGGATTTTTGATCTTGTCCTTGTTGGCGTTGTAGATTTTGGTGTACTGGGCACCGTTGCCATAATACTTTTTGGCAATGCCCCAGAGGGTGTCACCTCTCACAACGGTGTGGGTCTTGGCCTTGGGTGCCGTGGGTTTATCCCGCTCCTGTTCCACGGTCACTGTCTTGGGCTTGGTCTGCTCCTTGGGCTGTTCAACCACCACAGTCTTGGTGCCGTAGCTCCGCCACTGCTTGAGGTTGACATCCACCCGGACATCCAGGCCATCTTTGGCATCCTCCACAATGTTGTAGTCCTCCACACTCACCTGCATGTTGGTGTCATACAGGGTCCGGCCATTGGGTGCCACACGCACAAGGATGAAACGGGTGGTTTCCTTGGAGGTTTTCAACTTCTCAAGGATGCCCAGGTAATAGTCCGGGGACCGGCTGCCGCCAAGCATGGGGAGCGTCAGCGGCAGCACGATCTCAGACAGACCGGGTGAGCGGAGGAAATTGATCTCACCCTCATTGAGCAGGATGAGTGTTTTGTTTTTGTTCTTGATCTTGACGGTGAGCTTGGCCGGGATAGGCACCTCCACACCGCCTAAATAACAGGTGTAACTCATTCATGCACCCCCTCAGCGGCAGTCACCAGCGCCTCTGCAAAGCCGTCTGTGAGCGTAGTGAGCACGCCGTCCAGATCAGCGTTGCCGTCAATGCGGTTGGTCATGCCCGTCATGTCAATCTTGACCTCTGCGGTGGTGAAACGGTTGACCGCCTCACGCTCTGCGATGTCCCGCAGATACTCAAGCTGCTCAGAGCTAACCTCCAGAGCATCCGCCATGCCGCCGGTGCTGTCAGCGATGCTGCCAGTATCAGAGGCGATCTGGTCAAGGGCAAAGGCCCCGGTGTCCGCTCCAGCGGCTCCCAGATCAAAGTCAAACATGTTGCCCACTTTGTCAGCCACACCATCACCCCAGGAGGCACCCGCCTGGAAAGCGTCACTTGCCCACCCATCGGTGAAAGTGTCAAAGGTATTAAAGCCCTTACTGAAAGCATCACCCACGCTGGTGTACTCCTCAGTGCTGCCGTAGGCCTCAGCAGACTTGGCGGCATACTCATCCGCCTTGGCGGAGATGCCGGAGTAATCAAACTCAACAAAAGGCAGCTTGTTCAAAGCTGCACAGATGCCCTCCACAACGGTCAAGGCCGTGGCCAGGAGGCCATAAAACCAACCTTGCACATTGGCAATGACATTGTGGAAAGCGGTGCCGATATTGGAGCACACGGCTCCCAGAGCGTTCCAGATGCCCAGCGCCACATTGGCCACCACCAGAGCAGCATTTTTCACCGCTTGGATGGCCACATTGATGCCGCCAGTAATGACACCAAAGAAACTGGAGGCCACGCCTGTGGTCTTTGCAATCCAGTTGCAGACGGCAATGATTGCGGCAATGAGTGCAATGACCGCCAAGATAATCCAGGTAATGGGACAGGCCAGCAAAGCGGCATTGAGGCCAACCTGTGCGCCGGTGGCCGTGGTTGTAGCCGCTGCCTCCGCAAGGGTTGCGCCGGTCTTTAAGGCAGAGCGGGCAGCGGATAAAGCCGCCAGACCGTTGTGGATGCCCTCAGCAATGTTGACGGCCAGCAGCGCCCCGTGGTAGGCCAGCATGGCGGTGACAACGCCGCCAATGATGGGACCCAACCAGCTCCAATTTTCAACCATAAAGGAGCCAACGGCCACAACAAGGTCCAAGCAGCCGCTCAGAACGGCGGCCAGTGTACCAAAAGCGGTGATGGCTCCGTTGGCCAAGGTGTTGAAATCGTCACTATTGGCAATCTGATTGATTTTTGTGAGGATGGGGTTGAGCACAGCAAGCGCCTGGTTTTGCATGTTGGTCCACACTTGCGCCCAAGTCATTGGCATGCTTTCAAACTTGGAATTGGTGCCCTCAATCAAGTTGCCCATTTCATCATGGGTGTCCTCTGCGGCAGCAAAGAGGGCGTTTTTGACCACCTCAGCGGTGATCTTGCCCTCCTCTGCA